TATGCAGAACTTCCGTGTAAATGCTGGCGGTGGTGGTGAGTTCGTAGGTCTGGGTAAAACCGTTGAGAACTACGACCTGTATCGTTATGGTTCAGGCGCATATTTCCCATCGGTAAATCTGACAGCTTCTAAATCAGGCTGTCCTGTTGTTGTAGATGTATTTGAAGCGCCTCTGGCAGGTCTTACCGGTGCTTATGATTCTCTTGAGGGTCATTACGAAAAAGATAGCACTGCAAACTTCTACAACCGTACCCAGGTTGAAATTGAAATGGAAGATGGTTCATTCCTCAAGGCGTGGATTTATCACATTGATGAAGACCAGGGTGATGCAAATCGTGTAGAGTCTGGTGACTGGTGTCTGCACAACCGTCCTAACTACTACAACGAACTTCCAGAGTAATTATCGGCAAAGAGGCTGGCATGTCAAAGCGTAAAATCAATGTAGTCTGGAGTACTGACGAAGGTAAGTTTGAATACGGATTCGTCGAAGAGTGCGAACTGGAAAACTTTGAATATCACATAGGCCAAAAGGTTGTTGTTCAGAATAATCTGATTCTGAGCAATTTCACTAAGGGTGTAATCTCTGGATTTAGTTTGTCCAGTATTGGCACTCCTCTGGCTCATGTGAACTGGTTGGAGGGTGCTCCACCACTGCGCATCCGACTGGACAAAATCAAAGTTGACCAGGCTCGGAAAGTGTGGATGCTTGTTCAGCGTAATGAAACTGTTCGTGATGGAATCGATTTCGCAACCGGTTCACGTTACATGGAAGCTCAGCGCGGAATTTATGGTCGTCGTTTCTTTACTCGTGAAGACGCGGAAGCCAGAGCTCGTCAGCTTGTGCGGGAATTTGGACATGAAGTCCTAATCTTGCAGAGCGTTGCGGTCTGTAATGCAGAAGGCCAAACTCGCACTATCAAGTAATCCTGCATTAATGGAATGCTGTTTGACATGGAAAAGGGAATTAAGTCATGAGCAAGTCTTATGGTAACAAACGCATTCTGGGTGACTCTCCGTGCCCAGTTTGTACAGCGGAAGGTCGTGACCGTACTGGTAACCATCTCCAGCACTGGATTAACGACGAAACGCAAGAACAGTGGGTCTATTGCTCCCGTGATGGATTCTACGAAAAGATTGACGAAGGTAACAAATCTGAATGGGAAGGTGTTCGTACAGAATATCGTGAACTGACAGAAGAGGAACGTGAAGCAGCGCTGTCTCAGGTGCGTGAGTTACCAATGATGGCTCTTGATTCTCGTGGTATTAAGCGAGATGTTGCTGAACGTTATGGCGTTCGAGTTGGACTTTCATCCACAAACCGTGAACCTATCTCTCACTTCTACCCGAAGGAGAAAGATGGTGTAATCATGGCGTACAAAGTTCGTATCCTGAATCCTAAAAGCTTCTATGCTGTAGGTTCGGGTAGTGGTTGTGACCTGTTTGGTATCAGCCAAGCACGAATGGGTGATGTTTATTCTCAAAAGCTATTTATCTTCGAAGACGAACTCAGTGCAATGTCTGGTTTCCAGGTGTTGGTTGAGAACAGCAAATCAACTTATAAGCCAGCGTGTGTGTCGTTGCCTGATGGTTCTAAATCAGCAGCTTCGGCTTTAGCTCGTAACCGGCAGTTCGTTGATTCATTCGCTGAAATCGTTGTCTGTATGGACAATGATGAGGCTGGTGATGATGCTGTAAACACGATTCGTGCTATGTATCCGAACGTGAAGATTGCACGTATTCCAAAGGGCTTGAAGAAGGATGGTTCTCCTGTAAAGGATGCCAATGACCTTCTGATGGAAGGTCGTAATTTAGAGCTGAACAACATCCTGCGTTTCAATGCAGCTAAAGAATCTCCAGCAGGTTCTGCAACTGTAGCTGAATGCTTGGAAGATGCTCTGAAGAAGCCAGAGTGGGGTCTGTCTTTCCCTTGGGAAGGTCTGACCAACTTGACCTTTGGTCTTCGATTCGGTGAAGTAATTTCTATTGGTGGTGGTGTAGGTGGTGGTAAGACTCTTCTCGCACACGAGATTGCGTCTCATATCATTAACGTACACAAGCACAAGGTCGGAGCTTTCATGCTCGAAGAGACTGTTGGCAACACTATCAAGAACATCGCTGGTAAATCAGCGAACATTCCTTTCCACCGTCCAGACGTAGATTTCGACCCCGACCTGTTGAAGAACGAGGCCATGAAGTATGATGGTCAATTGTTCTTGTACCGTAACTTCGGTCAAAACGATTGGGAAGATATCAAACGTTGTATGCGTTTCTGGGTGGTAGAGCATGGTGTTAAGTTCATCTTCTTGGACAACATCACCGCTCTGGTTTCTCATCTCTCAGCGACTGAAATCAACACTGAAGTTGCAAAGATTGCCGTTGAACTGGCTGGTCTGTGTAATGAGTTGAACTTCACTTGCTTCGTATTTTCTCACTTGAACCCACCGAAAACTGGTGCTCCGCACGAAGAGGGTGGTCAGGTCCAGGAAGTACAGTTCACTGGTTCTCGTGCTCTGATGCGTTTCTCTCAGTTAATTCTGGGCTTTGAACGTAACAAGCAAGCGGACGGTGATGCTCGTAACCTGTCTCAGATTCGTCTGCTGAAAGACCGTAACTTTGGACAGACTGGTATTGTGCCAACTGTTTATAACCCAGTTACAGGTCGTCTGCGTCAACGAACTGAAGATGAGTATGATGCGAAGAATCCATTCAGCATTCCGGGTGCAGAACCTGAGGATGATGGTGGTATTCCACGAGATGATTCAAGACCATTCTAAGGATAGGACATGGCATTAAGAATTGCTTGTACCGATATTGAAACGAATAACCTGTATCTGGATGTAGACAAGTGGCATTGTGCTTGGATTATTGAGCCGACCACTGGTATCCGTAAAGGATATCGTCCTGAGCAATGGAAAGAATATCTGGAGGATTTAGCCGGATATGATATTGTGATTGGTCACAACGTGATTGATTATGACTTTCCAGTGCTTGCAAAACTGTTCCCGAATGAGTTCCGTATTAAGCGTGTCTTTGATACGCTGGTATTGAGCCGTATGTTAGAGCCTGACCGCCAAGGTGGTCATAGCCTCAAATCTTGGGGTGTTGCACTTGGTATCTTAAAAGGTACTTATGGTGAAGGTGAAGATGTTTGGGACGTTTTCAGCGAGGACATGTTTAACTACTGTGAGCAGGACGTTAACGTAACAGTCGCACTTTATTTGCACCTTTGTGAAAAGGCTGGTTTTGACCCGTTCAATCCACCATCGAGCTTAATCGAATTTTACAAATAACGGTGTAAGGATACCCCTCAAAGGCCACTACTATAAGGGTGGCCTTGCTAAAGGAATTAGCATGGATTCACTATTTGAAGTAAACGGAATTATGTTTAGTTATGACGAGTTATCAGACACAATTGTCTGCTCTGACCCGTATTCTTTCTACGACTCAGAAGAGTCAGAAGACTAAGGAAGGTCTAATGCTGTTATCTGCTCCTCAACTGCACCAACTCATTGACGATGGTGTGATTGACGCCCTGCATGAGAATGTGAATTCTGCATCTATTGATGTTCGTATTGGTGATGAAGTTCTTCTGGAGGTTCCATTCCAGAGACATTGTGTTGGTATCGGTCTTTATGATGATGTCCACGATGAACCAATTGACATTTCAGCTAAGCAATCTCCCGCCTTCCAAAAGGTCACAATTCCAGAGGAGGGAATCGTAATTGAGCCAGGTCAGTGCTTTCTCGCCCACACAGTCGAAACTTTCAATCTGCCTGACACCATCTCCGGGCAGTTTATCGAGCGTTCTACAGTTGCTCGGTGTTTCCTCGAACACATGCAAGCCGGGTGGGCTGACGCCGGTTGGCATGGCGCTCAGCTTACACTTGAATTCAAGAACATGAACCAGTTCCATCGCCTGTTAATCAAACCAGGTATGCGTATTGGTCAGATGGTGTTCTTCCAGCATGAAACTGTGGGTGAAGACTCATACGCTGTGAAGGGCAACTACAATAAGCAGCGTGGTGCAACACAGGCTTACGCTGGTGAAGGTCACACGGATAAGTGAGGTGTTGAATGAATCGTCGTCAGAGTCGTAAAGAACAGCGTCGTGAAGCCCTGAAAGAAACCACTCGTCACGCTCGTCGTGAAAGTGAAGAAGTACGGGTTGCGAAACCAGTGCATCCACTCAATGAGTTCCAAGCTGAATTGCAGGCTGAAATTCATGAGTCGCAGGTTGTTTTCGTAGACGCCCCGGCTGGATGTGGTAAGACTTTTATTATCATGTCAACCGCTATTGACTGGCTTAAAAAGAATAAAGTCAAGAAGATTATCCTTAGCCGACCTTCAGTTGGTATGGGTCGTTCTCTTGGTCTTCTGCCAGGTACAATGCGTGAGAAATTCGAACCATACCTGATGCCTTTGATTGATGTAATCAAAGAGCGTTATGGTCATGGCTTCTATGAATGTCAGCTCGGTAATGGCAACATTGAGTTCGTTCCGCTGGAATACCTGCGTGGCCGCTCTTTCAATGATGCAATCATCATCGTTGACGAATTCCAAAACACCAAACCGGATGAAGCATACTCAATCATGACTCGTCTGGGTGAAACATCTAAGCTCTTCTGCTTGGGTGACTCAGAACAGCACGACATGGGTGGACAGAATGGCCTTGAATGGTCAGTTGATTTCATTGACCGACATAATCTGGACGAATTTGCAGCCGTAGTGGAAGGCTCTTCAGACGATATCGTTCGAAGTGGTTTCTGTAAGGCAGTCGTTAAGGCTATGGAAGTTGAAAATGAGAGAAAGGATAAGTAATGACATTTAAGGTAATTAAGTATTTCGGTAGCACCTGCGCACCGTGTAAAGCCATCGCTCCAATCTTTGACAAAGTTCAGAAGGAACTTGAAGAAGAAGGTTTCGTATTTGAATCACGGAGTATTGATGAAGATACCTATCGAAACGAGGCTCGTACTTTTGGCATCCGTGGCATTCCTACTATCGTTGTGTTTGAGGATAGTGTACCTGTTGACATGAAGACTGGTATGCAATCAGAAGACATGCTGCGGAATTTCATCCTCTCAGCGGCACGGAAGGTGGAAAATGCTTCTTGATTATAACCATCGTGACAAGTTGAACCGCGTTATCCGTGGTGACGACATTGTTATCTGGTCGAACGGGAAATATAACCAACCTATTATGGTTGCACGAGTTGTTGGTGTAACCAAACAAAAGGTTCGTATCCATGTTCTGTCCAGCGGTAAAACAACCCTCTCCTACCCTAAAAACCTTGTAGTAATCACTCAGCAAGTGAATGCCAACCTTGAAGGTAATGTGGGTGCTAATATGGACTTAGAAGAGAGCCGATAGTGAAATGCTTCAAGTGCGATAGCACTCATATGGCATCTCGAACTTACACAATGAGAGAGCTCAAGAAGGGCTCTCCCAAACGTGGTAAGAATAAAGAGTACGTCACTATCACTGTAAAAGAGTGGAAGTGTCGTGATTGTCAAACCTGTTCCTTGGAATATTCACAATGAAAGTTGGTTTATTAATAGCTGATGGTGGTGACGGTTCGGCAAGCATTCATTATTTCAAAGATTTAATTTATGCTAGCCAGTTACAAGATTGTGACAATCACTGCGAAACTTTTGGCCTTAATGATAGTATGGATATCATTGATGTTCCAGAAGGATTCTACCCTCCAGGTGGATTCAGTGACTATGAGTGGGATTTGGAAGAATAATTAATAATGGAGTCATGGATGACTATTGAAGCTAAACTTGTTGATGTAATGGGTAATGATACTTCTGTTGTTAATGCAGCACGAGTCTCATATGGTGTAGTTCGTGAAGGTGAGATGAATGAACGAGATGTTCGTCTGGTTAAGTTCCTTGCTCGTGAGCGTCATGTTACACCTTTCCGTCATGCTACTATTACCTTCCGCTGTAAAGCACCTATTGCTATTGCCCGTCAGTTAGGCAAACACCAAGTTGGTTTTAGCTGGAACGAACTCAGCCGTCGATATAAAGATGGTGGAGTTGAAGTGTTTAAACCTGATGTGTTGTTCAAGCGACCAGATAATCTTCATGATGGTTCCGGTGAAGCTTTTGATAAGTCTTCTGTTGATGGAACTATGGCTCATGTGGTTTTTGAGCGTATGTGTGAAGATGCTGTAGCTAATTATGAACGACTGCTTGAAATGGGTGTCACACCTGAACAAGCGAGATTCGTACTGCCACAAGGCATGATTACCGAGTGGGTATGGACTGGTTCACTGTACGGTTGGTTTGAAGTCTATCGTCAGCGTTCAAGCACACATGCTCAGTATGAGGTAAGACTCTTTGCTCAAGAGATTGACAAAGAATTGTCCAAACTCTTCCCAATTGCTTGGGAATCCCTGAAAGCTACTATTAAGGATACTGAATAATGTTAGGAGCACGTCCAAAACGCCCTGCACCAGAATCACTTCAGGTACTTGTTGGTAACCTGACACTGTTGCAGATTAAGGCTAAAAACTATCACTGGAATGTAACAGGTGAGAGTTTCTATGGCGACCATCACACCTTTGATGGACTCGCTGATTTAGTTGAAGACTGGATTGACACCATTGCAGAGCGTATGCGAGCTTTACAAGAGCCCGTTGATGCCCGTGCAGCTCTCTATCTGGAGAGTATGTGGTTTAGTGAAGGCGACCATGAAATTGACCGAGACGACATGGTGGGTGGTATGGTTTCTACTCTTGAAACTGTTGCTACTCATCTCTACTCTATGATTCGGGATGCCGATAATCCGGTTACTCAGAACATCCTCCAGGACCTGTGTGCTGATTTGGAAAAACAAGCATATTTCCTGCGCTCTTCTCAGTGAGGTAAGTTGTGGTAAAGTTTATGGCACGTCAGGGTGGTTTGATTGACTTCGATGTTAATCAGATTATCCAATCAATCATGGCCGCCCAAGAGGCGGTCGAAATGTCGTCTTTCGACCAAGCGTTGCAGATTGCAATGATTGTCCAGGGTAAGTATCTGCACCAACTGGTTGTGACACCTCATGAAATTGATGAGGAAGTTGAAGACCTGCTGATGGAACTTAACCCAAAGGTGGCGAGAGCTTATATCACTCGTCGTGTAACAAAACTGGTAATTCAAGATTTAACTAAGGAAGGTTAATTTGGCATTCATAGAAAGTCCGGGAACAGGTGTCTTTAAGACTAAAATTGATATTTCTAAAATATCATCTGTAACATACGAAAGCACTCTTGTTAAGTTTAATTATTGTGATGGTTCTGAAAACACAATACCTAAAACTTCAACAGAGCCTGGCCAGATTGAAAAACTGCTTGAAGATTTAGAAGATGCTGGGTTTATTGTAAACACAATAGACCCAAATCTCCCAATAAAACAAGCAATCAATCTCAAACGTATTATTTCTAATACAAATGTAAATAACACTTCCAACCTAAGTTTGGAAGGCGGTGCATCTGTTTATCAGATTGTAGAACCCAATCTTGTCAAAACTGTAGAAGATTATATAAGGTTTAATTGATTGATTAGAGTAATCAGTAAAGTGACGGGGAAACCCGTCCTTATCAACTTTAACGAAGAAACCCAATCTTGGGAGGTAGTTAATGAGCCTGAAGACAATTCGGGGCAACCTGATTCAATTGGCTAAAGAAGGTCAGTTTGATGTGATTGCACATCAGGCTAACTGCTTCTGCACTATGAGAAGTGGCATTGCCCCTCAGATTGCTGACAACTTTTACTCTGCCTTCCGTGCAGATGCTGACACCAATCGTGGTGATAAAGCTAAGCTTGGACATTTTTCTGTAGGCAAAGAGAAAAGTGGTCTTTTGGTTTTCAACCTCTACGGTCAGTACGGATGGGATAAAACCCAGGG